TCCTCGCGGCGCTGGATAAGGCCGGCGGCGCGAACTATCTACTCGCCCAGGCGCACGACAATCCGTCTGCATTCATGACCCTCGTTGGCAAGGTCCTGCCGATGACCGTAGCGGGCGACCCTAACGCTCCCCTGGCCGTGCATGTGATCGAGCGGCGCATTGTCAAACCGTGAGCATTCTGCAGATCGATACAGCGGCGGTGTACGAGCCGCTGCTTGCGCCTGCCCGTTACAAAGCAGCATACGGCGGTCGAGGCTCGGGTAAGTCCCATTTTTTTGCGGGCAAGATGCTGGAAGACAGCCTGGCCCACCCCGGCGAGTCAGCCGGTGAGGGTCTGCGCTCGATCTGCATCCGCGAAGTGCAAAAGGATCTGCAGCAGTCAAGTAAAGCGCTGATCGAAGGCAAGTTACGCGATCTAAGGCTCGGCGAACCGCAAGGCTTCAAGGTGTACCGCGACACGATCGCCACGCCCGGCGACGGCATCATCACGTTCAAAGGGATGAGGGATTACACCGCCGACTCGATCAAGTCGCTGGAAGATTTCAAACGCGCGTGGTGGGAGGAGGCGCACACGGCCACGGCTCGCTCGCTGAACCTGCTGCGTCCGACCATCCGCGCGCCTGGGTCTGAGCTGTGGTTCAGCTGGAACCCGTCGCGCAAGATCGACCCCGTTGATGTGATGTTCCGCGCTGTCGAGCGTCCAACAGGATCAGTCATCGTCAATGCGAACTGGCGTGACAATCCATGGTTCACGGCTGAGCTGGAACAAGAGAGACAGGACTGCATCCGTATGCAGCCCGAGCAGTACGACAACATCTGGGAGGGTGGCTACGTCAGCGTAGCGACCGGCGCGTACTTCGCTAAGCAACTGGCCGAAGCACAGGCACAGCACCGCATCGGCAAGGTGTCGCGCGATCCGCTGATGACGCTGCGGGCGTATTGGGATATCGGCGGTACAGGTCTCAAAGCCGATGCGTGCGCGATCTGGATTGTGCAGTTTCTGGGCAAAGAGATACGTGTGCTGGACTACTACGAGCGTGTTGGGCAGGAGTTGTCTGAGCATGTCGGCTGGCTGCGTTCCAGCGGCTATGAGAAAGCCCAACTGATGCTGCCGCATGACGGCGCGAACCACGACAAAGTGTATCGGGTCAGTTACGAAAGTGAGCTTCGGCTGGCTGGGTTTGATGTCCGCGTGTGCAAGAACCTCGGCGCCGGTGCAGCAATGCAGCGCGTCGAGCAAGTCCGTCGCGTGCTGCCGCAATGCTGGTTCAACGCGGATACGACCGAGGCCGGACGCCAGGCGCTCGGCTGGTACCACGAAAAAAAGGACGACGCACGAGGCATTGGTCTCGGTCCGGAACACGACTGGTCGAGCCATGGCTCCGATGCGTTCGGCCAAATGGCCGTCGATTATCAAGAGCAGCAAAACAGATCCTGGGGCCATGCCCCACAACCCAAACTGGCCATCGTATGAGCATTGCAGATCAGGTGAAGATGCGCGACCTAGAAGAACGCATTGCCGACCTCGAGCGCGCTGTTGCGGAGCTGCTAGCCGCGAAGCGCGACGTGCTGTCGCTGCGCAAGGACAAGCCGAATGGCTAAGTCGCAGATGGAAGACCGCGACCTGCTGGCGCTGGTCAATGCCCACGAAAAGGCGGCGATCGGCTCCAGCAATGGCGCGGCTAACATCGCGACGAGCGGCACGACCACAAGCTACGGCTCGGTTGATGTGGAGCGCGCACAGGCGCTGGATTACTACCACGGCCGCCCGCTTGGCAATGAGGTAGACGGACGCTCGCAGGTTGTCTCGCAGGAAGTACGCGACACGATCGAGTGGATCAAGCCTCAGATCATGCGCATGTTCGTGTCGAGCAAGGACATGTTTCGCTTCGATCCGGAAGATGAGGCGGACGAACAGGAGAGCCAGCAAGCCACGGACCTGGTGAACTACCTGATGATGCGCCGGAACAATGGCGTGGTCATCCTGCATGACTTTTTCGCCGATGCGCTGCTGCTGAAAAACGGGTACGTGAAAGTCTGGTACGAGGAAGTTGAGCGGGCGCGGTACGAGAGCTACACCGGCCTTGATGAGATGACGCTGACCTATACGATTCAGCAGATCGAACAGTCGGGCGACAAGGCAGAAATCGCCGCGCAGCAGCAGAAGGCTGGTGTAACACAGGCGCCAGATGGATCGATGGTGCCAAGTGTGACCTACGATGTGCGTATACGCCGCATCAGCAAGCGCGGTGAGTACAAAGTCGAGTGCATCCCGACTGAGGATATGCGGGTCTCTCCGCTGACCACGCATGACCTGCAGGAGTCTCCTTTCGTTGGTCATGTCGTGCGCAAGACACGCTCGGAGTGGAAGGAACTCGGCTACGACGTCAGCGAGGAGGCTGCCGATCGTGGGCCGCGCATCGACATCCAGTCCATTGCCCGCTCCGATACCGTGGACGAACTCGGCGCGGACGATGCCGGCACTGACAAGAGCATGGAGATTGTCGAGGGCATCGAGTGCTACATGCGCGTCGATTACGACGGCGATGGCGTTGCCGAATTGCGCAAGATCCTCAAGGCGCCGGGCAAGATCGTCGAGAATGAGCCGATCGAGGAAGTGCCGATCGCGTACTGCTCGCCGATCCGCATGCCGCATCGTCATCTTGGCATCTCGATTTTCGACCTGCTGAAAGACCTGCAGGACATCAAGACGACGCTAATCCGGCAAACGCTGGACAATGCGTACCTGATCAACTCGGGACGACTCGTCGTCAATCGCAACGTCAACCTTGAAGACCTGAACGTTGCACGGCCCGGCGGTTACGTGCGCACCGATGGCAATCCAGGCGCAGACGTCGCTCCGCTGCCCACGCAGTCCATGATTGCCGACCTGCTGCCGGTCATCGACTACTGCGACAGCATGAAGGCCCAGCGTACCGGAGTCAGTTCGTCGACCAGTGGCCTGGATCCAGACACGCTGCAGGAATCGACTGCGAAGGCGTACACCGCTGCGATGAACGCCGCAACGGCCAAGGTCGAGATGATGGCGCGCATGCTGGCAGAGGGCGTGAAAGACATTGCGCTGCTGCTGCACGGTCTTGTCATCCGTCATCAAGACAAGCCGATGACGATCAAGCTGCGCAATACGTGGGTGCCGATAGATCCCTCATCGTGGCGGGCGCGCTACAGCTGCAGTGTCAACGTGGGGCTCGGCACGGGCTCGCGTGATGAGATGCGCAGCAACCTAATGCTGATCGGTCAGGTGCAGCAGGCGGCAGCGCAGGCAGGCATCGTGCAGCCGGTGAACGTGTACAACCTCGCCAGCGAGATGGCGCAGATTCTTGGCTTCCCTGTTCCTGACAAATATTTCACCGACCCCTCGTCGCCCGAGTTCCAGCAGGCGCAGGCGCAGAAACAACAGCAGCAGCCCGACCCGAAGGTGCAGGCCGCGCAGATCAACGCACAGGCCAACGTGCAGCGGGCACAGATCACGACGCAGGGCAACATGCAGCAGGTGCAGGCACAGCAGCAAATGCACACCAATGAGCTGATTTTGAAGGCCAACATCCAGAAGGAAAGGTCGGATGCCGAACTGCAGAAAATGCAAACCCAGATGAGCCAGCAGAACGTGACGGCCTACCTGCAGGCGAAGCAGAAGCACGATCAGGCCATCATGGACATGATCACCGCCAACCAGACCAATCAATCGCAAGAGAACCAGGCGTTCATCAAGTCCATCGGTGGCGCCGCAGGGATGAGCCATGGAAACGTATGACACGATTGTGCGGGCCGACCACGCTAAGGCGCTGCTCGATAACCCGCTGTGGGTAGAAATCTCTACCGCGCTGCGTAAGTCACTGGAAGTGCAGCGGCTGGCGGTGAAGCCGACCGACATCGACGGACAAACGAAACTGATCCTCGCCGAGCAGGTGTTGAATCAGTTCGAGACCTATTTGCGCCACGCCATCCAGGATGGCACGACCGCGCAGATGCAACTAGTGACGCCGCAAACATTCCGTGAGCGTGTCTTTGCTCGATAACCCACCAGAGGATGCACAAAATGATGGATGAAACCACCCTAGAGGGCGTTTCGCATAGTGACGATGAAAATGCGCTCGCATCGGCACTGGAAGGAATCCCCGAAGCCACAGAAGCGCCCGCACAAGAGGCTGCCGAGCCTCAAGCGGAGCAGGAATCCGAAACACCGGACGCAGGCGATGGCGAAGGCGATCCCGAAGAAAGCGGCATTGAAACCCTCGAACAATTTGCCAAGGAGGCTGGCGTCGATCTGAACGACCTGTTGACGCTCAAGGTCAAGCTCAAGGTAGACGGCGAGGAAAAAGACGCAACGCTTCAGGATCTCATCAAGATCAACCAGCTTGAAGGGCACGTTAACCGGAAGAGCATCGAATTATCGGAGAAACAAAAGGCGTGGGAGACGCAGGAAACGCAGTTCCGGCAGGACTGGAACCAGCGCCTGCAGATGGCTGGAACGGCGATGGACAGTCAGGAGCAGCAGTTGGCGCAGGAATACCAGTCCGTTGACTGGAACACCCTGTACCAGCAGGACCCGGCGCAGTACAGCGCGCTGCAGCTTCGTTTCCAGCAGGCCAATGGCATGTTGCAGCAGCAGAAGCAGCAACTGGCCCAGCACTACACGCAGACCACGCAGCAGATGCGCGAGACAATCAAGCCCAAAGCGCTTGAGATGATCCACTCACAACACCCCGACCTGTCCGATCCCGTCAGCTACGGCAACGCGCTGGGCGATATCAAGGGCTATCTAAAGTCGATCGGTGCAAATGAGTCCAACTTCGATGCCGTCGAACTGGACCCGGTAGTCTTCCGGGTGGCTCGCGATGCGGCGCGGTATCAGCAGATCGTGGCAAAGAAGCCGGACGTGGCCAACAAGGTCAAGACCGCGCCGAAAATGCAGCGACCCTCTCCGAAAGAATCACTCGGCGCATCCGCCGCGCGGTTGAAGTCCTTGCGCGAACAAGCGGGCAAGGGCAATCAGGACGCGATGGCCCAACTTCTCGAATCCCTTTAATCTGGAGTAAATCATGGCAGTCCCCAGCAATACCTATCAGTCGGTTTCCGTCGTCGGCAACCGCGAAGATCTCAGCAACATGGTGTTCAACGTCGATCCGGACGTCACCGTACTGTAGAGCGCGATCAAGAAGGGCAAGGCGACCAATACCCTGCATGAATGGCTGACCGACACGTTGGCCGCCGCCAATCCGGCGAATGCCGCGATTCAGGGCGACGACGCGTCCGCCGATGCCATCAGTGCCGCTGTCCGGCTCGGCAACTATACGCAGATCAGCTCGCACACCGCGCAGGTGGCTGGCACCAATGAATCAGTGAACAGCGCCGGCACCGTGGGCAAGATGGGCTATCAGCTGCTGAAGAAGGTCAAGGAGCTGAAGCGCGACGTGGAGGCGTCGCTGTTCGACAACCACGCGAAGGTGGCGCCGACTACCAGCGTTGCCGGCAAGTCGGCTGGCCTTCCGGCGTGGCTGAAGTCGAACATCAGTTTCGGCGCCACGGGTGCAGCGCCAACGGGTGACGGCACCAACACCACCACCGTTGGCACGGCTCGCAGTTTCACGCAGGCCCTGCTTGATGGCGTGCTGCTGTCCGCGTTCCAGAACACCGGCACCATCCCGAAGCTGGCGTTCGCATATCCGAAGCAGAAGCAGGAAATCAGCCAGCTTGCGCCGACTGGCACCACGCGTTTTGTGGAAGTGGCCGGTAAGAAGCTGAACACCGCGTTCGACATTTACGTGTCCGACTTCGGCGAGATCACCATCATCCCGTCGATCTTCCAGGCATCGGGTACGGTGACGCTGATTCATCCGGACTACGTGAAGCTGGCGTATCTGCGGCCGTTCCAGAAGCTTCCGCTGGCGAAGACCGGCGATAGCCAGAAGGTCCAGATCCTGCAGGAATGGACGCTGGAAATGTCCAATGAGAAAGCCCACGGCGCGATCTACGCCCTGAGCTGATCGTAACCCCCATGGCGGGGCGTCTTCGGGCGCCCTGCCTTTTACG